CCAGGTTCCGAGCTTGTTACCCAATCTCCGGGAAGACCGATAACCTTGTAGTGCTCGATGGACGGGTCGCCCTGTTCCAGCTCGATGGTGTCAACCTTCACAGGAAGGTCAAACTCAGGTGTGATTGTCAGTGCTGTAAGGTCGCTGAGGTCCAGCTCTGCCTTCTGATACCACAAACTTGCGAGACCGCTGAATACGTCTTTCAGCTCTTTCTTTGTCTTCATTGTTGTTATCCTTTCTAAATTAAAAATTATTGTTTAAGTTAAACCATTGTAGTCATCTTTGCCTGAACGCGCGAATAATGATACCCGTTTCCGTCACTCGAAGCGATAACGACAGTCCTCGGACGTGTTATCTTAATGCCGATTTCCTTGTCTACTATAGGAAAGAGTGCTCGTAAGTCGGCGCGAAGCTTCTTCAGTTTCTTGACATCGTATTCCTTTGGGTTAGCCGCCGTCTTCTTGTCGGCGACATAAATCTCAAAGACTACCGTGGCATCAAGCCACCAGTCATCATCTTCTCCAAGCGTCTTGTTAGAGAAAGAGTAGGGTAGCGAGGTTACGATGAACTCCGTCAACTTGTCGGTCGTAGCATTTGGTCTGTCCTGCGGATAGACCTTCGTACAGACTTTCTTCGCTTCCGTTCCCATCGCTTTCAATATGTCCTCTGCTTCTAACATAGTTATAATCTTACCCTAAATTAAATTGCCAGATACTGCCGCCCCTTCTTTCTATTTCATCGGAAAGCCTGAGTAATGCTGAACGGGCTTCTGCTTTGTGGTATTCAGTGACGCTGATAACGCGAAACGAGAATCCCTTCGTCCGTGTCCATGTACGCCCTAACCACGCAAGTACCTCTTCGTTATAGAATACCTGGTCGGCTGCGCCGCGATATTTCTCGCCGTCAATCTCGAAAGTGCGTTGTTGTACGCTATTGTCATAACGTTCCTCGCCCTTCTTGAACCAGTCACCCTCTATAAGCGTCGTACGGATAGGACCTCCCTCTTGACTGCCCATATTGGCAACTGCGAAGCAATGTCCGTCTCTATAACACGCAACGCCGAAAGAGTTGACCCAGTTTCCTGTCATATCGCTGAAGTTGCCTTTTTGCTGTTCGTCCCTGACGTAATCATGAAGGGCAACGATGATGCTTGGCAATGCGGCTGTAAGCCTTCTTTGCGCGGCGTTCATCACCCTCTGCTGTACGTTCTTGAAAACGTGAGTTATTCGACTGGTGCTTGGCATACAGCTACTCGATATTCAGGTTCCTGTTAAACTCGCCATAGACCACGGAGCGATTGTTGTCAGGCTCGAAGTCGCGCACCTCCCATTCTTCGGTGATGTCGCCCTTGGTGATGTAGGCAATGTCTCCGCTCATGGGGACGGGGTCTTTCCATTCGTCGAAACGCATCGGAATACTCATCTTGCGCTTGTTGGTGTCTACCTTCGAGTCGCCAGTGGTGGTAGTGTCAGTATAGGAACGTCCTGCACCCTCATATACGACAATCTCTTGCTCCTGGCTCTCCTCATTGGAAAGCCAGTCGTCAACAATCTTGCGTACTATCCGTATGTAATGCGGATAACGAGGGTTGTCTATGGCGTTCTTCTTCATCGTACTATACGGGGCAAGGGTTCTCCGTCAACATCTCTCTTCGCTGGCATGATGCCGAGAGAGTGGACTCTCGTGTAACGCTTTCCGAAAACACTATCAGGCTCCAATTCGTCGTAGATGGCATTGGCTTCTGCCATCAACAGCTTCTTGTCGTCCTTGTTCATGTTGTAGCCTCCTTCGCTGTGGCTCCATCCGTTATCGGAGTCGGAGGTGTTGTTGACCTTGCCGGCACCGAGGACTATCCACTTGTAGAGGTCTGCCTTCAACAGGCGCAGGTCGAGTTCTCCAGCCTTCGCATCTTCGTACGATTGCTGTGGGTCAACGCCGCGCTCTGCACAGATATAGTCGACAGCGCTCTGAGGAACGGAGAAGTTCACACAGCCGAAGAGCCAGTCCTCGACCGTGTAAACTTTCTGAGTATCAATAGTGTTATCAGGCATGACTAATGGGTTTTATGCCGTTACGGTGCTGATATACATGTGCAGGATTGCGTTGGGGACGCAAAGCTGTGCCATCTCACCGTTGACGTTGATAGAGTGGGTGCGAGGAATGTCCTCCTGCTCGATGAGCAGACGGTTGCCCATAGCGTAGGCTACCTTGTCGGGGTCGTAACCCATAGACAAAGGCTGAACACCCTGAATCTTACCGAGGTTGCCGATAGGAATGAACGCAACATTCTTCGGGTCGAAGTTGTCAATGCGCTCTTCAACGAGGTCGGGCTCGCCATCGGCGTTGACACCGGGCTTGCTTACAAAGGCGTAGGTCTCACGGATGACGATTTCGTCAACCTTGATAATCTTACGCATAGCCTCCTTGTAGGCATCTTCGTCGAGGTCTTTGATAGCGTTCAGGCGCACGGTATCGTTCTCGATGGTGCGATACAGGTAGGAAGCCAAACGCGTCAACACCTTACTGTGGGTAAGCATGTCGTCCCACAAGTCCTGAGAAATCTCCATGCGGAGAGAACCGTTGTAGTGCAAATCCTTGCGGATAGCCTTTACACGCGTCTTCAGGTACTCAATCGGGTCTGACGAACTGCCTTCCGTCGTATGTGCAGTGTCAGTCCACCAACGGTCATTGTTTTTCAGCACATCCTTGTTGGCGGCTGGCATGTTGAAGCCGATGGTGACGCCCTTGTAACCGCGTGGGTTGTTGGTGGCGTTGATGGTGAACTCGCCCTTGGAAACGACCTGGTGGCGCTGGTGGTTCAACGCGTTCCAGAAGGACTGGATAAGTCCGTCCGTACCCTCGTCGAGCAAACTCCACATAACCTTTGCCATCTCGTCGTCGAGGGCAACCTGTCCGAAACGCTGTGCCAACTGCATCTGCTCACGCACGATAACGCGGTTCACAGAGTAGAAAAGCTTCTGCGTCGGAATGTTGCCGGTCTTGCCTTCAACAGCACCGAGAGGCATCTCATAACCCTCACTTTCGGGGTCTACATAGGTCGGAAGCACTGTGGCGCCAACCTTTGAAAGCATCTGCGCGAAGGTGTAGCCGAGGCTGACAGGTGCGAACTCGAAGCCGTCGATGGTTACGGCATTGAACTTCTCTTCGTATTTGTCAACGAAGGTCTGCCAATTCTCGCCAAAGAGACCGAGCTGCATCATATCGCGCAAAGTAACTGGAATTGTTCTCATTTTTCCTGTTCCTTTTATTAGTTACACACTTGGCTTAATCAATCACGCGGATATTCAAGCCGTTCTTCTGCGCCATACCCTTGACGGCAGCGGAGATGGTTGCAGCATCTTCCTGCGTGTCACCGAGCATGTAGCCGTAAATCTCACCTTTTACAATCACGTTGCCTGTAGCAAGAGTGTCTGCGCTTATCACAGGAACATCTTCCTGTAAGAAGCCGATGATACCGAGAGAGTCGATACCTGCGGCAGTGACCTTCTCGTAGTAGGTCTTACCGTCGGTAACAGTAGTGTCAGTAGTGGCAACATAGTTGTCGCCATCCTTCTCGTAGTAGCCCTTCGTCTTGGGGTTGCCGCTTGGATTCTCAACAGCTGTATAGCTGTCATTCAGCGCAGCAAGCAACTGTTCCCAAGTCAAGACCTTGATGTCCTTCTCGTCTGCGCCGACCGTAGCGTCCTGCACGATTGCCATACCGCTACGGATGAGACCGGCTGTAACGAAGTCGGAAATGTTCTTAATCAAGAAACCGCCGGGAAGCTGCTCCTCGATTCTGCGCCACACCTTACGGGCGTGACCAACACTTACTGACTGAGTGCCGAAAGTGTTGCCAGTCTGAAAAACTTGATTCTTCATCTTTCTTCGTTTTTAATAAAACAATCTTTTTACTTTAAAGGATTCTGCTGATAAGGTCGGTCGTGTCAGTCCTTCTTACCCCAACCTTCCTTTTGGGCTTTCAGCCTGAACATTTCGTCAAGCTGGCTCTTGCCCTTACCTCTGTAGAATGCCCCTTTGTGTGCTTGTCCCGTGCCTTTCTTGTCAAGCCCTGCTTCTTTCAGGTTCTTGTAGTAGTCACGTTCCATTTGCTTGGTGAGGTCATCGACATCAATCTTGCCGTCTTCGCTCTCTGGTACTTCCAGGTCGCGGAGAGTCTGTTTCATGATGTACGAATTAACCTCGATGTTAGCCTCCTTGAACTTGGCTTCCAATCCCTTCTTGACATCGGCAACAACAGCGTCCTTCGCTGCCTTGTTTTCCTTTGCTTTCTGGGCTTCTTCCATCGCGTCGATTCGCTTGCGGAGTTTCGCCAGCTCGTCGTCTTCGCCTTCGCCAGGTTTGCCGCCCTTTTCTTCGGGCTTTGACTCCGGCTTCGGGTGAGCATTCTTGTACGCCGTCACTTCTTTTGATACGTTGCTGTGGAGATTGCCGTCCATGCGAAGCAGTCTTTTTGCCAGCTTGCCGACAAGGACTTTGTTTGCTTCTTCATCTTCACCAAAATCTTCCAGAGCATCATCGAGCTCACCGTTGATGGTTTCTTCACTGAGAGTGGATGACAGCTTCTTTCCGTCATTTTCAAGGCTCTCGTTCACTTGCTGTAAGAGTTCTTCTCTTTCCATGTGTAATTAAAATTGAATGTTATCCTTCGTGGTACTTCCACTTGGTTTTTAGTTGCGAGGGAAGGACTCGAACCTCCGCCTTCGGTTATCCCGACGAGCTATCCTGCTGCTCTACCTCGTTCCGTTTCACGCAAGAAACAATTTCTGAAAAAATGCAGTAATCTTGCGCCCTTCACAGGGCAAGAGAGTATAAATATACCTTTTTCGGCACAAAAATATGTATATTTTTTGCATAAACCAAACAAAAATCCGTATTTTTGCACAAAATATTGTATTTTTATGCAAAATGGTATCTCGTAATATCTATTAACTGACGTTTTTATGCAGAAGTTCACTGGACTAACGATGCCAAACGGCTCACCTGTTTTTACGCAGGAGTACATACAATTCCTACGCGACAGAAAAGAGCAAGTGAATATCATCGCGCAGGCTGGAGGGCAGGAGAATCTTCTGTCCTCGCCTGCTGACATCACTATCGGCGGAGGATGTAGGGGCGGCTCCAAAAGTTACTCCTTGCTTCTCGAAGCGCTGAAAGATGCGCAGACAAAGAACTTCAGAGCGCTAATCCTGCGTAATGAGAAGCCAGACTTGACGGACCTCGTAGATGTGTCGCATGAAGTATTCAGCCAATACGGGACTTACAACAGGTCGCTGATAGACATGACATGGAACTTCAATGCAGGAGGGTTCCTGAAATTCAGCTTCTATGAAGGGGAATATGAGGCGTTCAAGAGAAGGTTCCAGGGAAAGCAATACGCTTTCATAGGCATCGACGAGATTACACACTGCCCGTACAAGAAGTTCAAATACCTGCTGACGGATAACCGTAACGCATACGGCGTAAGGACGAGGTTTTGGGGTACTTGCAACCCAGATCCAGACTCTTGGGTGGCAACGCTGCTCTATAACGGAGGATGGATAGGCGAAGACGGATTCCCCATCCCTGAGATGGACGGTGTCATCAAATATTGCTATATGCCTGGCGACGATGTCAACGAAATCGTATGGGGCAACACACGCGAGGAAGTCTTCGAGATGTGCAAGGATGAAATCATGAAGCACTGGAGGAAGGAATACGAGGAGAGTGGTCCGCCACAACAGGTCGTCGTCAAGTCTATATGCTTCGTAGAGGCTAAACTCTCAGATAACAAAATCCTTCTCGCTTCCAACCCTGGGTATATCGGTACGCTGATGAACCAGGACGAGGAACAACAGTCGCGTGACCTTGACGGAAACTGGAAGTTCCGCTCTGCCGGTGACGACCTCATCAAGATGGATGATATGTTCAACTTCTACAACAATGCCTATCAGATGGATGATGATGACGAACTGTACGCAACTTGCGACGTTGCCCTGCAAGGCGGCGACAATGCCGTAATGTGGCTGTGGAAAGGATGGCATATCAAGGATGTATATGTCTGCCGCTTCGACTCAAAGACGCTGGAGAATGTAGTAAAGGCAAAACTGTCGGAGTGGGGCGTGGAGGAGTCGCATTTCACTTACGACTTCCAAGGGATAGGTCAGATTCTTGAAGGACACCTTCCCGATGCCGTCAAGTTCATCAACCAGGCAGCACCGATAGCGGAGGACCGCAAGCAGGAGGACGGCATCAAGAAACTCTACAAAGACCTCAAAAGCCAGTGCGCCGTGATGACATACAAGATGTTCAGAGACCAAGAACTCTCCATTGACGCCCATCTGCTGACGAGAGTCTTCGACGGTCACGGCTATGGCAAGACGTCACTGAGCGAAATCCTCATGAAGGAAAGGAAGTGTATAAGGAGAACAAAGGAGTCGCAGGGAAAGGCTTTCCAGCTCATCTCCAAGTCTGACATGAAGAAGATTATCGGACACTCCCCTGACTTCTTCGAGTCCATCATCTTTCGACAGGTATTTAGGTTAATGAAAAAGAAGCATAAGCGTGCTACTGGTACGTGGTGTATATAATTAAAGGTAATAAACATGGATAACATTCTGAACTACAAAGAAATTCTCGTTCGTGAGCCTTTCTACGAAATCCTGCCTGACGGCTACAAGACTCACAGAACCATTATGCGAGGACAGAAAGTCGCTGAGCCTATCGACAGACCGAAGATGAAGATTATCACTCAGGCTGACTTCCTGCGTATGTACTACCCGTCGGGACACGCTATCAACGACCAGAAGCTGTACCCCGACATCGTCAAGTACGACAAGGAAAAGAACAGGTATTACATACAGCCTATCATGAGAACGGCTTTCGCCTTCCAACAGGTGATAGCGACAAAGCAAGTCGTACATATCACCGGCAATGACATTCAGTTTGAGCTGTCGGGGAAGGTGGAGGACGAAATACGGGAGAAGCAGAAACAACTGGACCTCATCACCTTCCGGCAAGGATGGCTCGACATGAATATCGAGTACAACTTCTACGAAGCCGTGAAATCCATCAAAATCGTAGGTGATGCTGCCATCGTCGGTTATTTCGACGAGGACGGCAACGCCAAGGCTAAGACGCTAAGTTATCTGAAAGGCGACACGCTATATCCGCACTATGACAATGTCACGGGAAAGATGGAGCTGTTCGCAAGAAAGTATTCTGACGTCGACGAGAACGGCGACTACAGCGCTGACTTCGTTGAGGTGTGGGACGACAAGTATCTCTACCGCGCCAAGAGGGGCATCTCTAAACACGGCATCATCCAAAAGATAAAGGAGTTCTTCGGGCTGTCGGGGTATGAGATTTACGAGATAAAGGAGCATGGCTTCGACTTCTGCCCTGTTGCTTACTACAGGGAAGAAGAAGGGGCATGCTTCCTGCCGTCGCAAGAGACGATAGAGACGTACGAGGAGGCGTTCTCCTATTTCTGCGAGAACAACAGAGCCTA